TTATCAATATAAGTTTAGAATCAAGGTTACACCAACATCAGGTGGTGCAAAATATTATGATTTAGACAATCAACAATGGGTAAGTTCTGCTACTGATGGTATTAATAGTTTAAGTGGTTCAGTTCAAGAACAATGGAATTTAAATGAATTTGAAATACAACCTTCACCTATAACTGGATCAGTAACACTTGAAATATTTTTGAGCAAAGAGGATGTATATAATAATCCTAATTTTAGAATGTATTTTGATGACTTCTTCTTAAAAGGAATATCTGATTTAGAATATTTTGATACTAGAACGTTAATTATAAATTCATCTTTTAAAGATAATAGTGGTGTTCTACCTGCTTTCGAAAACAGATACGGTATGTTAAACGACACTAAATATTCTAATTGTTTAGTCGATAGTGGTGGAAACCCTATTACTGGTTATAAGAATTTTGATGGTTCAGTATCTGATAGTGCTACTTTAGAAACACTTATGAACAGACAAAGGCTTAATGAGTTTGCAAATAGCAATGATAGATATGAGGGTACGTTTAGAAAGATTGCAGACAGTAATGGTTTCTTAACACCGTTAAGTATGCTTTCATTCCCTAAGATTCTATTTAATACGTTTACGGTTGATAATCATTTAGCTATTGATAATTATGAGTTTGATGTAGCAGAGAATAGATATACCTTATCAACACACACACCAACACAAAGTAACTTGACGGTAGCAGGTGATATAAGCAGTATAACTAGCTTCTATAAAATCAAACCTGAAGATTAAGATTTCTTCTCTAAGTGCTTTAAAGATTTACACTCGTCATTTAATAGTTCTTTGAATTGCTTTACCTCTTCTTTATATTCTTCTATGATCTTTCTTCTCTCGTCTAAGTCGTGCATAGAGTTAGAGCAAGAATCAAGAAAGTTTTGTTTTAAAAATTCATATAAACTCATACAAAAATTATTAGTGAAACATATAATGTCGTAAACAACAACAATAAAAATAAGAAACTTTCTATATATTTTTTCATATTATTTAATTTTACAAAACCTACATACACCATTCTTTCTTGGTACTACTCTATAACAACATTCTCTAGTACATATATAAATGTCTAAGAGACGTTTTACTAGGTATCTAATGATCTGCTTCATAATCGTTTATTAAATCTTCAGCTTCACCGTAGACTTGCTTAGAAACCACGTATGTGACATCGGCAGGTTCAGATAAACTTATTGTCTCACCTTCCTCCGTTACATAGTCGGTCATCTTAATAGTAAGGTTGTTTCTTTCTCTTGAAACATCAAACGTGAATATGTCGTGTTCTAATATCATTTCTTCTTACCTATTAATTCTTCTATCTCATCTGCTAACTCTTTCATAGACTTTAGTTTGATATTTATATCACTATTCTCTACCTTATCAGACCAATCAGTATTGATCCACTCTACACGCTTTTTAACACGTTCCTTACGTGCTTTCTCTTTTGCCTTATGGTAACTATCGTTTTTCATAATAAATCGTTTAAATCGTTTGTTTTAGTTTTGTGTCTTATGACAAATACAATAATAAAATATTTTTTACAAATAAAAAAATATTTATACGTATTTCCGTTTTAATGTTCTGATATGATCGTGAAGTTTAGACCAATCGTCTGATTCAGATTCATCGTAAGACCACTCTATCTCTTTTTTAATGAGACATTCAAGTGACTCTAATAATAGCAGTTTATCTTCTTTTGAGGGGGGTTTATGTCTCATTAGTTTAATTTATGTCTCACAGTTTATTATGTTATTCCACACCAACATCTCGACTAATTCGTGAAAATCTTCTTTCTTCATAATAACATATTCACCATCGTTCTTTCTTTTATGGTATATGATCTTATAATCATCACCGTCTGCCTCCATCTCTTTGAATATCTTATGGTAAGAGGGATTATTAATTAATGATTTACATTGAACTGCAAACGGTTTAGTGTTTACCAAATCAATCTTTCTATCATCCATCATCTTAGATGCGTATCTTGAGGTTTCACAATTAGACCAACCGAGTTCTCTATATTCTCTCCGTATTTGTCTCTCGTAATCGTGACCCTTTCTTCTGTTTGTGTTTGACATAAAATATACTTAATACTGCTATCAATCCAATAGCAACAATTTTAATTAATCTTTTTCTTACCATCTCTTTCTACAAATAAAGCATAACCTAAATAACAGTAATTGATAACATCTGCAAACCTAGAATGTATAGGTTCACTCTTTTTAAGATTAGCGTTTTTAAGGTGAGCATAAATACTTTGTATTTGTTTCTCAAAGAATGTTGCCCATACTTTCATCTCAGATGTATCTAATCGTTCTGCCGTACTCTTAAAGTTTGCAAGAACATCCATATCTTCATTTGTGTATTCAGGTCTTTTGTTTACCATTATATCAAATGAATAATCATTTAATTGTTTTACTAATTTGTCAAATTCTGTTTGTGTCATATTACCTTTTTTAAAATGTCATACTTTACTGGATCAAGTTCTTTGATCTTACTTAAAAAGATCAGTTGTTCTTGACTAGCTTTTTCTCTTTCTTCATCGGTAGAATCAATACCAAGATTACATTCAATCTTTGCCATTGCTTCCATCAGAGAATCAATCTTCGCTCTTGTTTGTTTGTTCGTATTGTAACTGCCAAAGATTTCTCTTTTTTCGTGTTGTGATAAATCGTTAGTTGTTGGTGTCATATTAATTTAATTTTGAATCAATAAAGTTTTTAAATTCTTTTTCAGATATTTTTTTTTGTTTTTTCGTTTTGTTGTTAATAATAATTGCTTCTCCATCATAGAAACATTCATTCTCAAAAATTATAGTATAGTATCCTTTATATTTGTAACCTAAACTTATTGAGCCTGAACAAAAAATATCATCTAATAATTTTAAAAATTTATTTTGTGCAAATGTGCATTCATTTCCATAAGTCTTTTCCTCAATTATAATTATAGTTTTTTGATGGCGATTATACATTACAAAATCAACATCAAAAACCATAAATCCTGTATTTGAATTTGGTAAATTTTTTCGAATCCATTTGCTAAATTCTTTGCACCTAATACCTGTATTTTCTTTTCTTGTCATTAAAGTTTTGTCTTGGCTATATTAAAAGTTTTTTCGTTTATTTCTGATCCTATGCTAATCCTGTGATTATCTTTAAATGATTTTAAAAAAGTTCCTGAACCTGCGAATGGATCAATAATTTTGTCTCCTGATTTAGTGAATAAATTAGTTAGATGGCTACAAGCATCAATATTTTGTTGCCAATCGTGTTCGTTTTTTTCTCTTAATTTCGATATAACATAATCTTGCATTGTAATTTTATTTTTTTTTCTACCATTTTGAAAGATTAAAATAGGTTTCCATCTACAAATTATATTAACACCGTTTACTATTTGTGTTTTTCCAATATGATGTAGACAAAATGTCCAATAATAATCCAAATTTTCATTCATCCTGTTTATAACTTCAGGTAGGTTCATTTGTCCTGAATATGCAATACAATAACCATTTGGCTTTAAAACTCTTTTTGCAAATCTTGAAAGTTTTGACCAACAATCTATAAATTCATAAGGATAAGGTGGATCAGTAATTATACAATCAATACTACCATCTTCTATATCTTCAAATACTTCTTCAAAATCACCCAATCTAAAATCAATATCAACTATTTTATCTTTACCTATTTCTGCAAGATTATCTAAGTTTTGTGATTTCTCAAATTCTTTTGCAACTTTCAACATTCTACTGGTTGTAAGTTCAATGCGTTTATTTGTTTCTGCTTTCGCAGTTTCTATTTCCCTTTCAAATGTTTCTTCAGGTAATGATGCAATTTTTTGAAAAGTATGACTTTGTACTTTACTTATACCCATTGTAGTTAATGTGCTTGGTTTATCTTTAGAACCAAGCAAATATTGATTGCTTGTGTTTTTACTAACATTAGATTCTTTTAATAAACCACCTAATATTCTTTGTGTTCTTAATTTTTGTTCTGCTATAATATTTTGCAATTCAGCATCTTTCTTTTCTGCTTTTGCCCAAGTCTCTATTGCTTTGACTTTATTTAAATAATCAACACCAGTTTCAATGGTTCTGATTTCTTGTAATTGTTGTTTTGCGTTATCTCTTAATTCAAGTGCATTCATAATTATACTATTAAACTTCCATCTTTATTTACATCATCCCAGTAAAACCCTGAGACCTTATTATCTTTTATATAGTTAGACCACATATTAAACGCAGTTCTCCAAGCTATCTTACCCTTCTCTATAAGATCATCTGATAAAGAATATACTGCAACATCAAATGGGTATCTGTTCTCAATAGCAATGAATCTAAATGATGAGATATCATAACCTAACATTTCAGAATAGAAACACGCTTGCAAGTGATAAGCATAGTTATAGATAGCACTTCTAAACGCTTTAGGTGAAGCGTCTTGACACGTTTTAATATCGATGATATATCTACCCTTTTTTATACCATCAGGTCTTATACGGACTGGCACGTCTTCATACGTACCGTAATAGCTATGCTCTATTTCATCTAAGGTAAATAACAACTTATTTGCAAGTTCATTGTTCATAGTATTCTGCACTATCTGATCTAAATATTCTTTTTCCTCACCTGACACCACAATCTTCTCTCGGTTTTCAGACATTAATTGTTTCTTATATTCTCTATCTTTTTTTGTTCTAAGGTTAAGGTTCTTAGGTAATGCGAGTATTTCTTTCTTTTCAGGTTCTAGTAAGACGCTATGAACTGCACTACCAAAGTTCATAGAAGGTGTTGATATAAACTGTTCTCTGTTTAGATAATGATATACAGACTTCTTATATATTGTTTTAAGACCACTAGCAGATATGCTATCGTGTGAATGGTATTCTTGGTTCGTATCTTGTTTCTTAATCATTGATTTTATTGATTTTATTTTTTAGATAATAGATGCCGTATAATACGATCGGACTAAAAGCGATAGCGTTCCATACGTTAGGATGCCAATGCTCACCACAGAAACCAAAAAAATGTTTAAAAAATTCTATCATAATTAAATAAAAGTAGCACTATCATCACCGATTATTAACCACTAACAATGAGAAATGAATCAAGTGCTACTAAATAAAACTAAACTAAATGTATGAAAAACTAAAACGGTAGACCACTATCATCTTGTGAAGTAGCCTGCGTCTCAGTCTTACGCTTTATCTTGCTCGGATCGTTCCAAACAACGTTAACATTTTTACCAAATTGATCAGGTTTATCTTTCTTAGATATTCTCAACCTAACGAATTTATTGCCTTTATAATCTTCTACAACGCTAGGATTTTGCTTGATCTTATCAAGGTTCAAAGTCACGTTGAAGAACTCTCCATACTGACCAGTAACGGTCTTACCACTACCTAAATATATAGTCTCACTCATATTGTTTATTTTAAAAGTTTATTATTAATACTTTGTGCTACCTTACCGTTAGCACACCAATAACCAAACTGTGATGCAGTTTTAATTATATCACTTTCAGTTATGTCTTCGCAGTTACCACCAGTCTTTAAATTCCAAAAGTCAATAGATGCTTTTATAGATGATTGTCTAATTATTTGATTTTGAGTATCATTCATAATTCACATATTAAGGATTTTAAAAAACCGATTTTAACCATTGATTCTAACTCACTAACTTTTAGAGAACTAGGATCATTAAACTTGTTATGTAAAGTCATAGGTGTAATACCCATCTTTTTAGCTAATGTTAGCTTCGTCATACCAAGTTCTTTTAATCTATATTCTAGTTGCAATCTTTGTAACATACCCACTAAGGTAACATAAAAATATTTATTTTACAATATTTCTTTTTATTATCGTATAATTTATTTAATATTACTTCAGAAAGGAAGTCAGACCCTTAATAGATATATTTATTATTTATTATACTCTTTAAAGAGAGTATAATAAATAAATTAGATATACTAATCTAATAGACATACTAATAATAAAATAATAAATCTTTTTGAATTATGAAAGGACATCAGATGAAAAACGACGCAAAGGAGAAAATAAAAAGTGAGGCGATGGTTTCAGTAAAAGTTGAAGAGTTGATGACCGAGTTTGAGACGGCAGAGGCTACATTTAAATTTGCAGACTTATCGAGTAAGAGAAGCAAATACAATAGAGACATAGACAAGGCTTTCTACAACCACGCTAAAAGCTACATAGAGAAACTCTGTAAGCTACTTGTCTTGGTGAATGCAGGTGAGATGTTTCATCTGCATAAGTACAGAGAGTCATTGATAAAGCATAAACAAGATATTAATAAAGTGTATGAAATGATAAATGATATAAAACTATGAAAGGAAAATTACAGATTGTTGACTTTGATGATGTCTTAAAAAGAGACGATAATGCAAAAGAATGTAAAGAGGTATATGTAAATGATGTGAGAGATAAGCTAGATACCTTCTTCAAAGACGGTTATGAGTTAGGTCAACCGTCATACATAGAAAAACTAAATGGTATATTCTCTTGGAGAAAAGGATTCTTATACTGTTTTAGTGGTTACCCTCAGTCAGGAAAGTCGGAGTTTATAAATTATGCGATGCTATTAAGAGCAAAACATTACGATGACAAGGTAGTTATGTATTCACCTGAAACCAATACCTATGAACTAATAACAAACTTAGCTAGAGCGTACATAGGTAAGAACGTCAACCCTGAGTTCGATAACGTATGTACAGAAGAAGAATACAATAAAGGTTTAGACTTTATACAAGATCATTTTGTTTTCTTAGAGAACCAAGAAGAGTTACCATCGGTGGCAGGGTTACTCAATACCTTTGAAAGATTATCTAAAAAAGGTTTTGAATGTTTTGTAATTGACCCTATGAACTGGCTTGTAGAATCAAATGTAGGTGAGACTAATCTGTATAATTACTTAAAAGTATCCTTAACCAACCTTAAAATGTTTGCAAAGAACTTTGATAAGATAGTGTGCTACATAGAACACCCTAAGACACCTGCACCAGTACGTGGTAAAATACCACAAGCAACTGCATTTTCACTTGCAGGTGGTACGATGCACTTTAATAAAGTCGACTGTATGGCATTGCTACATAGAATGACAAAAGAAGAGTTAGAAGAGAAACTATCAAAGGGTGATTTATTAGCAAGAGAATTAGATAATCTTGATAATAATATTAACTTTGTTGAGTTTGAAACAGTTAAAATGAAATCACAAAGGTTGAACGGTAAGTTAGGCAGTCAACTTTTAGAATATGATTTCATTACTGGTAGGTTTAAATAAATAATAATTATGACAAAAGAACAAGCATTGCAATTAATAGTTCAGGTATGTGAGAAGGGAAACAAATCAGGTCTCTTTACATTATCTGAATCAAGTCTTGTGTTACAAGCATTAGAACAGTTTGGTGTACAACCTCCAAAGGTTGAAGAGTTAGAACAAGATGATGTGGCAGAAGAGGTTACAGAGACAAAAGAAATTAAAGACTAGATATCTTTTTATTTCCAATCAAGATAATATACTAGGTGAATCATTAAACATTTGTGATACGGTTAGAAAACTGTGGACTTACTACAAATGTGATTCACAAAGTATATTTATCGCTACCAATCCAAAGATAAAAACACACGAATTAAGAGAAAAATGTATCTCTCTTACCGACATAAACAACAATAAAACATATAAATATCTAAATAAAGTTATTACAAGAGACGAATTTATTTTACTTTTAGAATGTGATAACAAAGGGCAAGACCAAAGTAATAAGAGAAATTGAAACATTTATCTTGCGTTATAAAGAAAAAGCGAAAGAACATCAATACCATAATAACGATGACGTTAAATGTTTTAAACGCATCTACGCACTAGCAGAATTGTTTCCAGTAAACGATAAATACCACAGAAAACTTCCTGAGATCGAATGGCAAATCAAACAGTTATGGCTTTTATATTATTACTATAAACAGAGAATCGATGGTAAAAACTTAAAGTATAATCAAATCGTAATAAAATATTCTTAGTTTTGTATTATGGCAACGAAAACCAACATATTAAAAAACAACTTAATCAATGCTCTTGAAAAACATTTAGGCATTGTTACATCTGCTTGTAAAGAGGTAGGTTGCAATAGATCAACATTCTATAAGTATTATAACAATGATTCTAAGTTTAAGGAAAAGGTAGATGAACTTCAGAATGTAGCATTGGATTTTGTAGAATCAAAACTGTTTGATCAAATAACAAACGATAATCCAACATCAACTATATTTTATTTAAAGACCAAAGGAAAGAAGAGAGGATACATAGAACAACAAATACTTGAGCATAAGGGAGGGATAGAAAGCAAACTTATTGAATGGAAACCAGTAGGAAAGAAACAGTAGAATGTAACACACAGTTCTATCAAACAGTCAATTCTGATAAAAGAATAATAGTACATCAAGGTGGTAGTAGGTCAGGTAAGACTTATGCTATCTGTCAATATCTTATTTATCTGCTTACCACAAGAGAAAAAAGATTAGTTATCACCATAGCTAGAAAGACATTACCTGCACTTAAAGGATCAGTATTCAGAGACTTTATGGAGATAGCAGATAATGTAGGCATCACATACTTTGCAGAAATCAATAAGGCAGAGATGACATTTAAGTATAAGAACCATTTAGTAGAGTTTATATCATTAGATAATGAGATGAAGGTTAGGGGTAGGAAGCGTACGCATTGTTTCTTAAATGAAGCAAATGAGTTCTACCTAGAAGACTTTAATCAGTTATCACTTAGAACAACCGAGAAGATGATACTTGACTTTAACCCATCTGATGTGATTCATTGGATATATTCTGATATCTGCACTAGAGATGATTGCGATACCTACATTACAACATTTGAAGATAATGCGTTCCTTGATCCTGAAATCAAAAAAGAAATATTAAGAATGAAAGATAGAGATGCAGACAGATGGAGGGTTTACGGTTTAGGTGAACGTGCAACATTTAAAGAAGGTCAGATATTTGATAACTGGAAATGGATTGATTATAAAGAGTTCATAGATAAAGATTCATCTGAAGTATCTTATGGATTAGACTGGGGGTATAGCAATGATGAGACTTCTATAGTAGAGGTTAGAAGAAAGAACGATAGGTTGTATGTCCACGAATTGTTATATAAAAAAGGTTTAACCAACCAAGACATATTCAATGAAATAAAGAATCTAGGGTTAGAAGAAGAATTATTTATTTGCGATAGTGCAGAACCTAAATCATTAGAAGATATGAAGAGACTAGGGTTATATTGTAAACCATCTATCAAGGGGGCAGGGTCAGTTATGAATGGTATTCAGATCATAAAAGAATACGATGTGTTTGCTTCTAAGCAAAGCAAAAACCTACTAAGGGAATATCAATTCTATATTTGGGAATCAAACAGAGATGGTCAGACAATAAACAAAATAAAACAAAATGGTATGGATCATCTTATGGATGCGTTCAGATATGCAGTAACTACTGGACTAGCTAGAGACACGAACCTTATCATTGTTTAATAATTTTTAGTATTTTTGAAAATAAATTCTATATATGGCAAGTTTTCTTCAAAGAATCAGAAATAGCATAAAGGCATTTGGTAATCAGCAGACCAATGAACAGTACAATAGATTCATCTATGATGTACTAGGTAAAAACCAAATAACGAACTCACAATACAACGATGACTTCATAGATAAAGGATATAAATTTAACCCAACTATCTATTCACTTATTCAGTTAATATCTAAATCTGCTATCACAGTACCATATAAAATATATCAGAAACTAGATGAAAGTGCAGTTAAGGAATATAAGGGGTTACTATCTAATGGATTAAATGAAGATTCTGTATTCAAATCGAAGCTGATGAGAAAGCATATCTTCGAAGAAGTAGAACATTCTGCACTAGGTAAACTTCTTGAAAGACCAAACCCTGCACAATCTTTCTCTGTGTTCTTACAAGAATTAATATCGTTTGGTAAACTTACTGGTAATAGGTTTGTTTATGGTATCGCACCTGAGAACGGAGAGAATAAAGGTATCTATTCACAGATGTACAACCTACCTGCTCACCTCATAGAGATCAAATCTGATGGTATCTTCAAACCAGTATCTAAGTACACTATGATGTACAACAAGAATAAATATGAATTATCTTCTGAAGAAGTCTTGCATATCGCAGATTTCAATCCTGATTATCAAGGTGATGGAACACATCTCTATGGTCAATCACCGATAGAGGCAGGGATGAGGGTTCTTACAACTGCTAATGAAGCAGTAGAAACTAATCTTAAATTCTTACACAATCAGTCTGCGAGAGGTATGCTTACTCCTGACGATGATCAATTAACACCAACACAAGCTCAACAATTAAAGGATGCACTAAGAAGAAACTACCAAGGAAGTAAATCTGCAAATGATATTATGATTACTGGTAAGAAGTTCTCGTGGACAAATTTTGGTTTATCTACATCTGACTTGCAATTATTAGAATCATATAATGCAACAATAAAAGATTTATGTAATCTGTATGGTGTACCAGTACAATTATTAAATAATACTGAATCTACAACTTACGATAATTATAGAATAGCGAGGAAAGTATTGTTTACTAACGCTATTATACCTGAACTTAATAAGATCAGAGATGAGTTCAATAGATGGTTAGTACCACACTACGGTGAAGATTTATACTTTGACTTTGACTATAGTGCGATTCCTGAACTGATGCCTGAGCAACAACAACTGATAGACAACCTATCTAAGAGTTATTGGCTAACAACAAATGAAAAGAGAGAAGCTAGTGGTTACGGTGTAGATGAAGATAATCATATAATGAATGAATACTTAATACCTAATCAGTTTGTACCGATATCTGATTTAGATTTAGGTATCTCCGATGACGTTACATTCCCAGTACAAGAGGCAGAACAAGAAGAAGAAGTAATGACAGAAGATGAGATGGAAGATATGCAAGAGCAAGAGGAGAAGCAAATGACTGCAAGACTAGAAACTGCATTAAAGAATAAAGTAGAAGAACACAATGAAAAGGTAGGCGATGCTAAAACAAAAAGAACTACTGTAAGAACATTATACCAAGTCTATAAAAGAGGTGTAGGTGCTTATAGAACCAACCCATCATCTGTGAGACCTAACGTACAGAACGAAGATCAATGGGCAATGGGTAGAGTTAACTCGTTTTTATATGCTCTTAGAAACGGTAAATTCAGAAGTGGTAAACACGACCAAGACTTATTACCTGAAGGTCATCCAATGTCAAGTAAAGACGATAAATCAATTAGCGATGAGGTTTATAATTCAAGAGAAGAGGCACAAGACAGAGCAGAGGCAATAGGTTGTTCTACTACACATACACACGAGACAGAAGACGGAATGGTTTATATGCCTTGTGCTAATATGGAAGAATTAGAAGATGCGTTATCTAAGGACAAAGAAGAAGAGGAAGAGGAATACAAACAAGAATTATATGATGATTACCCTAAGTCTGCAAGAGAAAACGCAGAGAAATCAAAAGAAATAAACGAATCTTTTAATAATCCTTGTGCAACCTTAGTCGGTAAAAACAGAGCAAACGATCTCATTGAAGGTCGTGGTTTGTCATTAGATATTGTTAAGAAAACATTTGCTTATCTATCAAGGGCATACGAATATGTGACTGGTGAATATATAGATGAAAAAGATAAACCAATTTGTGGTGATATATCTTATTCATTATGGGGTGGTGACAATAAAGTATCTAAGGTAGAAGATGATCCTATGTACAAATGGTGTAAGAGAATCATAGATAAAGCAGAAGAAGATGCCACTACCTAAACCGAGAGCAGGAGAATCGAGTAATCAATTTGTTTCAAGATGTATGATAGACGATACATCAATGTCAGAATATCCAAACAGACAACAACGATACGCAGTATGTATATCATTATCTAAAGATAGGAAAGAGATTATCAAGCAAGCTAAGAGAAAGATCGCAAGTAACTTCAAGAAACAAGTTATGCTAGCAGAGAAGAAGAACTATCCAGTAGCTTATAATTATTATTTAGGTGAATATGAAAAAGCATCGAAGATGTTTATAGAAAATCCCATTGCTAATAATCAAAACTTTAATTTATTGTTTTCAGAGGTAGACACTAAAAAGATGTATGCACAAATGTATAAACAAACTGGTCTAAGGTTTGCTAAATGGTATGCAGACACATTCAGACAAGTCGCTAAAAAAGAACTTACACCATCTGTTATAGAACAAAATATGGAAAGGTTTGCTACAGAAAAAGAAAATTATCTAGCACTTGTCAACGAGGTATCTGCCGTTTCAGGTGTTGCAAAGGCTACACTTAAAAAGGTATTAACTGAATTAATAGCAGATGAAACCTTTATGTCGTTAGGTGAAGAAGCAAGAGTTAGAGAGATAATGAAGAGATTAAAGTTTAAAGCTAGGTGGATGGCTAGAAGAATAGTAAGAACAGAAACTACTGCCTCTGCTAACTTTGGTATTCAGTTATCTGCGTCAGATATTTATGGTGATGATAACTTAGTTAAAGAATGGATTGCTTCAGATGGATCAAGAACTAGAGATACTCATAGAACTGCAAGCAGTCAGTATAGTAATAATCCAATACCTATGAATGAACCATATCTTGTTGGTGGTTCAAAAATGATGTTTCCATCAGACACATCATTAGGTGCTAGAGCAAAAGAAGTTGTTAATTGTAGGTGTGTATCAATCCCATTTATACCTGAATAAACATCAAACAAAAAATTGTATTATTTTTGGAAATAAATTTATAGTTATGGATAAAGTATTATTTAAACAAGGAGAGATAAGCGACATTGATGAGAAGTTAGGAATCGTTAAAGGTTACGGTTCAGTATTTGGTAATGAAGATTCTGATAAGGATATCATAGAGAAAGGTGCATACGCAAGAACTATTAAGAACAACGGTTCTCGTGTTAAGTATTTATATCAGCACGATATCACTAAACCTATTGGCAAGATGAGAGAACTGTTTGAGGATGATAAAGGTTTAGGATTCGTTGCAGAAGTACCTAAGACTACATTTGGTGAAGAAGTCTTAGAACTTATGAGATACAAAGTAATAGATGAAAACTCTGTAGGTATAATGCCAGTAAAGAAAGATTATAACGAAGATGGAGTAAGAATAATTAAAGAGGTGAAGCTATTTGAAATATCGGCAGTTACTCTAGCATCAAATGAAGAAGCAAAAATATTAGAGGTAAAAGGCGAATCTGCAAAGATCGACTATTACACAAAGAGATTTGACAACTTAATCAAGTTAATCCGTAAGGGAAACATTACAGATGATCTTGGTTATCTAGTCGAATATGAATTAGAAGTTTTAAAATCTTTGATTGCTCGTGATAATACACACCAATCAGATAAGGAACTAACTCGTGGTAATGCACACTTAGAGACTAAGAAAGATAATAACACTTCAGATTCAATCTTTAATTATATGTTTAACAATTTAAATTCAAAATAATGGATGAGAATATAAAAAAACAGTTAGACGATGTTTGTAATATTATTGATGAGAAACTGGAGAAATCTGCAAAGTCAATCAAAGATAATGTTAATAACGAAGTCGATACTGTGATCAAAGGCGAGGTTAAGAATCTCGTTGAGAAACACTCAGAAATAGTTGATAGGTTAGACAAGATAGAAGTTGAAAACAAAAAAGACAACTTCTCTAATGTTTACAAAACTAAGTCTGAAGTCTTTGGTGATGAGCTAAATAAAAGCGAATCATTCAAAGCAATGAAGGATGGATCAAGATCAAACGCTTCAATGGAATTGAAAGCTGACGTTCTTATTTCATCTGATTTCGCAGGTGCGAACTCTGCTAGAGACGCATCAGGTGTTACTAAAGTTGAGGGAATCAAAAGAGACCCAAGCAATGTAACTAATATGATGGGAATTATTCCAGTTGGTTCAACAAATTCTAACGTAGTTAGATACGTAAAAGAATCTGCTTATACTGATAATACTGCTAATATAGCAGAAGGATCAGCACCAACTGATAGTGAATTCCAGTTAACGGCAGAAGATGCAGTAGTTCAAAAGACAACGGCAGTTATGACTATTTCGCAAGAAATGCTTGATGACACGCCTGCGCTTTCCTCCTACTTGGCACAACGACTTCCTGCTAAAATCAACACAGTAATTGATGACCAGTTAATCGGTGGATCAGGTACTTCTCCTAATTTATTAGGTTTATTAAACGGTGGTACTACTTTTTCAGCAGGTGGATTTGCTAACGCAATCGAGTCTGCTCAAGAATTAGATGTGCTTTATGTAAGTATGAATCAGTTAGCATTAGCTAACTATTCTGCTAATGGTATTGTACTTAATCCAACGGACTTCCATAAGATCGCATTATTGAAGGATACAACTAACGAATACCTTAGAGGTAATTCACTTGTATCTGCTGATGGGTTCTTTAGAATCAATGGTGTACCAGTTTATATGAATAATAAGATGGGTGCAGGTTCATTTGTTGTAGGTGATTTCTCACAAGGAAGTCAAGTATGGCAAAGAGACGGTGTCAGAGTTGACTTTGGTTATGAGGATTCAGATAACTTTAGCAAGTATTTAGTAAGTGTTAGGGGTATTGCTAGAATAGCACACTCGATATATTTACCTAATGCTTTTGTAAAGGGTTCATTCTCAACTGCAAAAACAGCTTTAGAAACTGCATAATTAGTTTAATAATTATGTTTAAAAAAGGGGCAACATATTTGTTGCTCTTTTTTTTTATCTTTGTTTAAATCAAAATTTAGAATTATGAAAATGAAATGTAAAGTTGATATTGTTAGAGAGGGTGTAGAATATGTGAAAGATGACATATTAGATATTCCTGAATCAAACGTAGATAAGTGGATCGCTAAAGGTTGGGGAACACCTATCGAGAAGAAAGAGCAGAAAGTAAAAAAACAAACAAAAGAATTAAAAGTAGATAAAGAAACAAAATGATTAGTGTACAAATAGATTCTACTACTGGAAGTGAAATCGTCGCTTCTTCAGAACTTAAAGCATACGCAAGGATAGAAACGTCTGATGATGATACTATCGTTGCAGAGATGATTAAGTCTGCTAGAGAGAAATGTGAAGCATATATAAACAGAGATATTGTCGCTAAGACAAGGACATTGTTTATAAGTGATGTCCACAGATCAGGTGAATACGGTGATTTATATAGACGTAAGATCAAATTAGTTTTGCCATTTGCACCAATAGCATCTGTAACATCTGTGCAACAACAAGATAGTAGTGGTACATTATCAAGTATAGGACATAATGTTTATGGATTTGAAGATAAATATGTTGAGATACCTTCTGACTATATGCGTAATATAAAGATCGTATATACAACAAGTGGTCTTTCATTTGATGATATTAAAATGGCAATTAAACAATTAGCAACAACGTATTACGATAACAGAGCAGAATATGTTAAAGGAACTATTGTAGCACAATTACCAACAAACATAAAAAGTATATTATCTAAATATGTTTATTACAATGAGTTATGATAAAGGCAGGAGATTTAAGATACAGATTAACGGTCAAAAGAAATACTAATGCTTCTGATGGATATGGAGGTCTAGTACCTACAGAGTCAACGATAGGCACGTTTTGGTGTGATCGTGAGTTCTTAAATGGAAGAATGATATTCAGAGACGGTAAACGAATACTTCAAACTGGTATCGAGTTAACTCTAAGAAAGAATACTGCTACAACAAACATACAAAGAGGCGATATATTATTCTTAACAAACGATGCTAATAAGTATAGGATCAACGAGATGTTTGAACAAGACTTATATACATTTAAAATACTAGCAGATAAACAACAATAATGGCAAAGAAAAAAGCAAGGATGTCGGCAGAAAGTAAAAGACGTTTCAATCGTAAGATGAAAGCATTGGCTAAGTTTGTAAAACCAAACAAAGGTTTTTCAAAACTTCTTGCAGGGATGGGGACAGATATAATAAGAAGATCATCAAGGAGAGTACCAGTCGATACTGGTACATTGAAACAATCTGTATTCATTGAAGGTAAACCGTTCAGTATAGTTGTAGGTTACAATGCAGACTATGCTAGGTTTGTTGAAGAGGGAACAACTAATATGAAAGCACAACCGTTCTTTGAACCTTCTATACAAGAATCTATTAAAAGGTTTGAAGAGAACTGGTCAGTACAAATACAAAAGGAATATAGGAAATGAAAGATGCAAGTCACTTTATACGTAAGCAAGTTTTTGATGCACTTAGTGGCAACATCACACTTAACTCTGCTACAGTACCAGTTTATAATGTAGTACCTTCGTCAGGTAGCACACCATATATATTAATTACATCTGTATCAAACTCTATAGCAGAAGATATTAAAGACACTTATCTAAATGAGATCATAACTGACGTTGAGATCGTAACTGCATTTGACACGAATACTGGTGGTCAACTAGATGCAAACCTAGCTATGAATCAGATCACACAATTACTTGTTGATAGGACATCGTTCTTTAATATGAGTTCTAACAACTTTAAATGTATTTCTGCACAAAGTAATGGTGTCGCTTATATAAGTGCAGATACGGATACGGAAACTATTTACAGAGGTATTCTAACACTATCAAACCTTGTTGAAGAATTATGAAATTAGAATTGTATAGATTTAGTTCACAAAATGAAAGCACTATTGGAATTTTATACTTAGTAAATAATGAAACAAACCAAAAAGATTTTCTATGCTTTACTCTTGAAGATGAAAAAAGGTCGGTCAAAGTTTATGGAGAAACTCGCATACCTAAAGGCACTTATCAAATTGAATACAGAAAAGAAGGAGGTTATCACAATAAGTATACAAAGCGTTTTCCAAGCATTCATAGAGGTATGCTTGAAATTAGGGATGTGCCTAATTTTACTCACATTCTTTTTCATTGTGGGAATTCTGATGACGATACAGATGGGTGTCTTATTGTTGGAAACGTTGTATCACAAAATATTACAAAAGATGGATTTCTAGGACAATCGACTGATTGTTATAAAAGAATCTATCCAATACTTGCAGATATATTAGATACGCAAAAACATCTATCAATTAAAATAATTAATTTTGAAGAAATCTAAATCAATATAATATGGATGATATAACAAATAAAAAGGTTGCTCTTGATCTTGATGGAGACGGTAAATCAGATTTAAAGATTGATATTAAGTTCTTAGGTCTTTTAGTTGGTGGTATTATATCTCTTACAATGACGTATTCACAATTAACTTCTGAAATAGAAATAGCTAAATCTCTTCCTGAATATAAAATAGAACAAGACGATACAAAAGTAATAAATCAAAAAATAGATTATTTAATAAAAGAATTCGAGAAGTTTGAAGATCAAACAAACAAAAGACTAGAAGCATTAGAAGATAGAGTTTACAAAAGATGAAATTATTAAGTGATATAAGTCTTTCTGAAAAAGACGTTAATGAACAATTAAAAACAACGCAAACATTATCTAAGATCAATACGCTTATGGATGTTGCAGAGGGTCTTAAAGAATGGGAAGGAGTTCAAAGAATAGAAATATTTTTAAGAATAGAAAATAAATTAATGGATTTAATAGATGAATTATAATGAGAATAAATATAGAGAACTTAGATTTTGCTGTGATAGGACTGGTCATTGTTACTGCTTTGCTTTTAGGAGGTCTCATAATATACGTATGGGTAACTGATGAGGATAGATGAGATATTTATTTTTAATATTTATTTTAACGAGTTGTTCTGATATATTATATATGCCTGCACAAGTATCATACGTCACATCATTAACTGAAATCGGTGATACCGTAAAAGTTATACAAGTAAAAAATAAGTATAACACAACGTATTATGTATCACCTTGTAAAAAAGACCGATATGAATAAGATACTATCTAAATTATTTGGTGAGACTGCAAGTGGTATAGCTAACATTGTTGATAGGTTTGTGCAGACTAAAGAAGAGAAGCACAAAGCTAACCAAGAGATTCAACAACTATTCCAGTCTTTTGAGATTGAGATGCAAAAGAATACTACAGAGAGATGGAAGTTTGATAGCACCTCAGACTCTTGGCTTTCTAAAAACATCAGACCTATTGTATTATTGATTCTAGTTATCTCAACTATTTTATTGGTATTTATAGATGCAGGCAAAATAGAATTTGAAGTCAAAGAGAGTTGGGTAGATTTATTGCAGATAGTTTTGATAACAGTCATTGGTGCATACTTCGGTTCTCGTGGTTTAGAAAAATATTCTAAGAAGTAATGGCTAAGAGATTTATTCCTAGAGTTTACGAATCTAAACCAAAGAAAAAAAGAAAAGGAGTACATAGTAAAAACAACCATCAAAACAGTAAGACATCTAAGAACTATGTTAAAAAGTACAGAGGACAAGGAAGGTAAGATTTGTCAAACTTGTAAAAAACATAAACCATTAGACAGATATTATAAAAGGTCAAACAAGAAACCTGAGATACATTGCAGAGACTGTAGAAACATAGCAAGAGAAGAGAGACACAGATATTGGAAACAACAATTTATTTATAAGCTAGCAACTCACGTAGATATCAAATGCGTTAAATGTGGTTATGATAAAAACTTTAGTGCATTAGACTTTCACCATACTAAAAGAAAAAGATTTGCTATAGCTAGAGAGATAAGAAACTTATCTAAAAAAAGTTTCTATGACGGTAAGGTTGACAAGATATTAACAGAGATTATGAGTAAATGTGAGATACTGTGTAGCAACTGTCACCGAGTACATCACAACAAGCACATAATGAAAATGAAAAAATAGTATATTTGTAAATAAAACAATATTATGGGTACATCACTTACTGGATTAAATATATCATCCTCATATTTAGGACTTTTAAAAACAACTGATAATGCAATTATTGGCTCGAGTGGTAAAAGACTTACTGATGGAGGTGGAACTGATTCTCCATTATATTTATCTACAGGAGGTCTAGGTATAGGTGTATCACCTGCAACTGGTTTTAAATTGACTACCTCAGACCAATCGTGGATAAAACAAGGTCTATTAGTTGGTGGGACAAATGGTAATAGAACAAATGGTTCAACTTTAGTTATTGATGGAGGTTCTGATAGTTCTGTAGATATTAGATTTATATTAGATTCAAGTGGTCACGCAACATCAGATGGTGGACAAATTGGTTTTGCTAATGATGGTATGTTGTTTTTAAGAAGTTATGAAACAAGTGGTAGTAATTATGGTGTAAATTTACAAACAAACGGAGGTAATACCATTCTTTTTGCAGAAGCAACAAATAAAAATGTTGGTATTAATACATTAAGTCCATCATCGAAATTAACAATATCAGGTGGAGATATTCTTCTTGATAATTCTAATAAAGTTTTATGGGGTAATACATCTGATGTATATATAAGTGGTACTACAGTTTCAGATAATATTCAGTTAGGTGTCGGTGGCTCAACACAATTTACTTTTGCACAGACTACTGGTATGAGATTACATCAGTATGGTAGTGGTAGTATTACTGGAACAGTAACACAAAGACTTGGTGTAACGTCGGCAGGTCAAGTTGTTGAGATACCTATTGGTGGTGGTGCTGTAGATGGTAGTGGTACGGCAGGTAAGATAGTTAAGTGGTCAGATTCAGATACGATTACTGATTCTGTCATAAGTGAGTCAAGTGGTAACATACAAATTCAAGGTTTATTGGGTGTTGGTCTTGTACCTGAATCAGCAGTTCAGTTATCTGTTAATGGTCAAATAGGTACAAGTGCTAATGGTAATGCAGGTGCGCCTGATTTCACTTTTTACGGTGATGATAATACTGGTATGTATCGAGTAGGAACTGATAGTTTAGGTTTCACAACTGGTGGAACAAACGCATTGACATTTGATTCTTCACAAAACTCAACCTTTGCAGGTGATGTAAGTTTAGCAGATAATAAAAAAATAAAACTAGGTAATGGAAATGATTTAGAAATATATCACGATTCAAATCATTCTTACATAGCTGATACTGGAACTGGTGAGTTACGACTTCGTAGTGATGGTATATCAATACAAAGTGCAAGTGGCTCTGAATATATGGCTTTCTTTGCAGGAACTGGTGGGCAAGCTGTGAGTCTATATGCAGGTAATGCAGTTAAGTTTCAAACGACAAGTACAGGAACAACGACTACTGGTAATGCTGTTTTTACTGGTGATGCAATTTTTGGTGGTACATCATTTGAAGATAATAATAGCCTTGCAAGAAAAATAGAAATTGCTTCTGCAAATCCAGTAGGCTTAATATTAAATGATACTAGAGATACTCACCCAATGGCAATAACCAATGATGGTGCTGTAATGAATTTAAGATATAATACAACTGCTATTTTAAGTATGGATGGTGCTTCAAGTGCTTCCACCTTTGCAGGTAATGTTACTTTATCAAACTCTTCAAGTCCTAAAATATCAATAACAGACACATCACAGACAACCACTTTGCAGTTATATTCGCAGGATAGTAATTCACATATTGGTACTGCAACAAATCACCCATTAATTATTGACACGAATAATTCAGAAAAAGCAAGACTCACAAATTCAGGAGAAATTTTAAAGGGTATAACAAGTGCAGTTGGTGTGGGTGGTACACCTGCAGATGCAAATAGCACAGAAATTGGTAACGGTTACATTATACTTTCAAGAGATGATACTGCAGATGCAAAACAAATATCATTTGGTAAAAATGGTGCTGAACATAGTTTTTTACAAACCACATCAAGTGGGTTAACAATAGGCGGAGCAGACGTAACTTTTACAGGTAGTGTAACAGTTAACGGAACAGGTAACAGTGCTTTTTATGGAGATTTATATGTAGCATCAGGTAAAAAGTTTATATCAACAAGTTCATCTAGTGGCGATTACGTAAGGTTATATGCAGGTAGTGGTACTGGTAAATGGGATATATACGGAAGTGGTGCAGATTTAAGATTTTCAGATAATGATAGTGCAGGTTCTATTAGATTTGATACAAAGGTTGGTATAGGTGGTTCACCTAGTGAAGATTTACATATTACTGGTGACACACCAGTTATTAGACTGACTGATTCTGATACTTCAAGAGATGCACAAATAGTAGCAGTTGATGGTAATTTAAGATTTGATGCAGATAACAATGATGCTCAATCTAGCACAAATATTTCATTTAGAACTGATGGTGGTGAGGCAATGAGGATAGACGCTTCTCGTAGACTTGGCATAGGAACGACTTCGCCTTCACAAAAATTAGATGTTGCTGGTAATATAGTAATACATAATTCTTCAAATGCACCATTTATTGATTTTGTAGAAAGCGGTGCAACAAGTGATTCAAAAGCAAGGATTACAATGGATCAAGTTGATACTAATAATGGTACATTACTATTTAGCACAGAAGGTTCAGGTACACTAACAGAACGTTTGCGTATCACAAGTGCAGGAAACGTAGGTATAGGAACAACTTCGCCAAACGCAAAACTTCACGTTGTTGGCGATATGGGTACGTCTGCATCAGCAGTCGCAAGATTTAGAGATACAAACGCAACTGCAAAGGTTACTAGACTACAATTAGAAGATAGAAATGGTGCAATTTGTGATGGTTTGATTGATTTAGTTGTACCAAATTCAGATGCAACAGGTTCATATTTAGGAATTGGTCATAATGATAGTACACAACTTGTACTTGCAAATGGTGGAAACGTTGGAATAGGAACGAGTTCACCTGCAACTTTACTTCATTTATATAGTTCTGCTCCAGTTTTAAGATTACAAGATGGTGGTAATTGGGGAAGTAATGCAACTGGTGGTATAGAATTTTATGACCAAAATAGTTTAATGGCAGTAAGTGAAGTGGTTTCAAATGGTGATTATAACCATAATTTAATAGAGGCAGGTAATATGAAATTCCTTACTACTAATTCAGAACGTATGCGTATCTCTAGTGCAGGAAAAGTAGCTATTGGCTCAACTAACCCAATGGGGCTTTTTAATGTTTCTAATGGTGGTGCAAATGGCCTAGAGATTGACCCAACTCAAAGTTCAGGTACTGCGACACTTTTACAATCATATAACAGAAGTGGTTCAGCTTATACAATTTTTAGAACAAACGCTGGTTCATACGAATTTCAAATTGCTGATTCTACAAAAATGAGTATCACGAGTGCAGGAAACGTAGGAATCGGAACAACTTCGCCTGATGTTGGTGGTGCAGGTAGTTCTTCTACTGTTTTATCAGTAATTGAAACCGTTGGTAATAGGCGAGGTATTCTTGAACTAGGAGATAATCAAAATGCTGATACTGGTGGTATTGGAAGTATTAATTTTGTTGGTACTTATCAAGATGCAGGCCATAAAGTTATGGCTGAAATAAGAGCATCAGCATCAGGCTCTACATCAGGGCAAAGGGGTAGTTTTATAAATATGTTTACCAAAGCAGATGCTTCTTCAACCTTAACAGAACGTATGCGTATCACAAGTGGGGGTGATGTTTTAGTGGGAAAAACAGGAGTCACTTTTTCAACAGCAGGTACTGCTATATTTGAAGAAGGTGAAATAGATGTTGCTACAGATGGTGGTATTTCTTTGGCATTAAATAGATTGTCTTCAGATGGTGACACAGCTAGATTTTTCAGACAAACATCACAAGTCGGTAGTATATCTGTTACTTCATCTGCAACTGCTTATAACACTTCATCTGATTACAGACTAAAAGAAGATTTAAAAGACTTTAATGCTTTAGATATCGCATCAAAGATTAAGATGTATGATTTTAAATGGAAAGCAGATGATAGTAGAAGTTATGGTGTAATGGCACACGAACTTCAAGAAGTAGTGCCACAAGCAGTTAGTGGTAATAAAGATGCTGAAGATATGCAACAAGTTGATTACAGTAAGTTAGTACCTATCTTATTAAAGTCAATACAAGAATTAGAGGCTAGAGTTAAAGAACTAGAAAAAGAGATTTAAAAATTTATTATATTTGTTAAAATATTAAATACAAAGTTATGGCAAAAGCAAAAAATACTTACTCGTGGGACTGCAAGATAGTTGACTGTTACCCTTCAAAAGACGATAACACAGATGTTATATATAACATTCATTGGAGGTACAACTGTACTTCTGACCAAGTAGATGCAGAAGATAATCCATATAGTGCTACAATGATTGGTACGCAAGTTATCTCTACTGATGACATTACAGACTTCATACCTTTTGCAGATTTAACAAATGCAAAAGTGACTGAATGGTGTGAGACTACTATCGGTGCAGAGAAGGTTGCAGAAATGAAAGCTAATCTCGATGCACAGATTGAAGAAAAAATCAATCCTACTTCTGTAACATTATCAGTATCTGAATAAAAATAATTATATATTTTCTTATTTAAGTTTGTAGTATTATTTGTTTAACAATTAAATTTTAATACTATGGCAAGCACTGGCTTAATGAACGGTACTCTTTTAGTTTTGGGTATCTCTACAGACGGTAATACATTTTATAATCTTGGTCATTCAACATCTGCAAGTTTATCATTTGCTTTAGATACACCTGAAGCTACCTCTAAAGATAGTGGTGGTTATCGTGAAATTATCGCAGGCACTCGGTCACTGGATGTGTCGTTTGATTCTTTTGTTTCTTATGATGATACTATTGATGTCGATGCTATGATATCATACGCAAATAATAGAACAAAAATAACTGCAAGATTTGGTACTGCTGTAAGTGGTGATACTACTTACACAGTTCAAGGGTTTATAAGTTCTATTGATTACACTGCAGATGCAGAAGCACCTATAACTTTTTCAGGTACTTTTACTTCTACTGGTAGCGTTACAGTAGCACAGAACTAATAATTTTTATATTCTAATTATTAGTATTAGTTTTACTATATGAATAGTAAAAGAGGTTATATAAAAATAGAGATTGGAGGGAAAGAGAGAACCCTCCATTTCTCTATGAATTTTTGGTGTCACTTCACAGAAACTCTCGGTATCGGTCTTAATGATCTTGAACAATACTTCACAGCAGAAAACCTTAACATATCATCAATCAGAGCATTGATTTATTCAGGTTTGATTGCACACGATCAAGAAGAGAAGAACCCTATTGACTACACGATATACGATGTTGGTAGTTGGTTAGAAGACTTTGGTGCAGTAGAACTACAAAAGGTGATGACTGCACTTACTGAATCTAGGATACTTGGTAACGATCTTAATATGGGAATACCAAGAGTAGCTAAGGAGGAAGTAAAAAAAAAGTAGATACTGATATTTGGGAGGACATCTTAGACTTCTACATAGGTCAATGTGGAATACACCCTAATACGTTTTGGAAGAATACGTTTGCAGAGAACACGAGAATGTCTGAAGCGTTTCAGATACATCAGAACCTAGAATGGGAAAGACTGCGTTACATATCTGCTATGCTTGTCAATGTAAATGCAACGAAGAGTTCACAACGCATACAACCAAATAAACTATTTAAACTACCACAAGATAATTCACATAAAAAGAAAGTCTCTAAACCGTTAAGCAAAGAGGAATTAGATAACGTATTAAAAGACTGGAATAAGACTATGACAGAAGGTAAAATATCTAAGATGTAAAATATTTATATTTGTTACTAAATTCTAATTTATGGCAACGGAAAGATTAAAGTTTGAATTTGATGGTGACGCTAGTAAGTTTAACCAAGCCATCAAGAAAAGTGAAAAAAGCGTTAATGGTTTTAGTTCTAATCTAGCAAAGGTTGGTGGTGTTATTGCAGGTGCTTTTGCAGTAGATAAGATAATGGAATTTGGTGGTGCGATTATAGAAACAACATCTACGTTTCAAAGGTTCGAATCAGTTTTAACTAATACTTTAGGCAGTACATCAGAAGCACAAAAAGCATTAGATAGAATTACTGAGTTTGCTTCACAAACTCCATTTAGTGTTTCTGAGTTAACAGATTCTTTTGTACGTTTAGCTAATCAAGGATTCAAACCTACATCTGAAGAGATGAGAAAACTTGGTGATCTTGCATCATCTACTGGTAAGGAGTTTGTTATGTTAGCAGAAGCTATCATAGATGCTCAGGTTGGTGAGTTTGAAAGGTTAAAAGAGTTTGGTATAAGAGCAGAGAAACAAGGGGATCAAGTAACATTCACTTTCAAAAACGTAAAGACACAAGTAGATTTCACATCTGATGCAATACAAAACTACATACTTTCTCTTGGTGATTTAGAAGGTGTTACTGGTGCAATGGTTGGTATATCAAGAACATTAGGTGGTCAGATATCTAACTTAGGTGATAGTTTTGATACACTTAAAAATGAAATAGGTGAAGCATTGATGCCAATGCTTACAAGTGTTATAGGTGGATTTAAAAGTTTGTTTGAAAATATTACTAGAATTATAAATCCTCAGAGAGCATTGCTAAATGATTTTAAAGCTACTAAAAAAGAACTTGATGATATGAACTCATCAACTGAAAATTTAGCAGGAAATGATAAAAAATTATTTGATATCAGAAAACTTTTATTAGAACAAAAGTATTTAGAGTTAGAAAAACAAATAAATCAAGAAGCATTAAAAGGTCGAGATGCTATAATTCAAGAACAAGAAGAGTTTTCAAATTTAGTAGATGCTAGAAATAGAGCAGAAGAAGTTTTCCAAAAAGCAATAGATAATAGAGTTAAAGAAAATCAAGGATTATCTACATATAGAACATTACTTGAAAACACAACAATAGCTGTTGATAATCAAAAGTTAAAAGTGCAAGAAGCAACATTAGCTTATGAGTCTTTTAAATTACAATTAGAAAACATATTACAACCTACAAAGGAAGCAGATGAAGCAGTAGAATCGACAAGTACAAGTTTTGATAATCTTAATATTAATGCACATCAAACAGTAGAACTACTTACACAAGTCAAAAAGATTGCAGATCAAATTGCAAATGGGTTGTCAAACGTGAGAAGAGAAGTAGTAGAAACTACTGAAGAAACATTTGATTTTTCTCAAAAAATGAAAGATGGATTTGAAAGCATAGCATTAGCTGTAGGTTCTTCACTTGTAGGGATGGCTTTTCAAGCTGATAAATCAGTAAAAGAAATAATTAATTCTTTGTCAAAAATGATACTCCAAATGACTATTGCTTTAGTTATTGCTACAGCACTTAGAGCAATGCTATTTGGTGGTAGTGTTATAAATGTAGGTAAGATGATCAAAACGACTTTAGCTGTCGTTGCAGGTGCAGGTGTCATATCAGCTATGACAAGAGACAAAGGTGCGAAAAAATTTGCAAATGGTGGTATAGTAACAAAACCAACTATGGGTATAATTGGTGAGGCAGGTCAATCAGAAGCAGTAATACCATTAAACAGATTACCACAGATGATGGGTACAATAGGAAACAGATCAAGAGGTGAGTTTACACTTAGAGGTCAAGACTTAATATTAGCACTTGAAAGAGCAGGAGATTTTAGAACAAGAGTAACTGGATAAATGATATGTCATCATACGTTGAAAAATATGCAACCAATTTCTTTGATAACGACAACAATAAATTTCGTCTTCAGATATTTCAATATGGATATAGTGGTTCTTTAAGTAATAATATTACTCTCGCTAAGAGTCCAGTAGTTATTAACTACTCACAAGATGATGATTACTTTCAACCAATAATTGGTTCTACTTGTAAGTTGAGGTTCTACGTTGAAGAATCTACTGGTGGATCACAATGGGAGGATGAAGATACTAATTGGAATACTGCTAACTTCTTTTGGGAAAGAAGTGAGTTTGAATTTCTTACACCTACTTATGATAGAGAGTTTAAAATAAAAGTATTAAGAAGATTTGCAAGTGGTGAAACCGATACTGGTGCATCAGAAGAAGAACAACTTAAAGACACTACTGCATCATTTACATCAACGGTTAAAGTAGGTGATTTAGCAATTAACACTACAACTGGTAAATTGGCTAATGTTGTTAATATAGTATCTGATACATTTATAGAAGTTGATGAAAGTATTTTTTCTACAACCGTTGCTCAAAACTATGAGATATTCAGAAACTTTTGGACTGGTTTTATTATGCAAGACAGTTACACTCTTCCTATCACCTCACCTCCATTTGTTGTCGAAGTATATGCTTCTGATTTAATAGGTACTATTAATGGTTACAATATTGATCTTACAACGGAAAGACCTGAAGTATTTGACATAATTCAAAACTGTTTGAAAAATATAAATATTCAAAATGCAAGTGGAACAAGTGGTAAGAGTTTAGATTTTAGTTATAAAGTCTTATGTAGATTAAATCAATTTAGCACGTTAACATCTTCAGGATCATCAAACGCAAATCCATTTGAACAAGTATTTATAAGAAGTGTTGATGGGTTAGAAGATGAGAATGGTAATTACCTAAACGCTAAAGAAGTTTTAATCTCATTACTAAGAATGTATAACTGTAGGATATTTCAGCACGAAGGTGCTTGGACTATTATAGACAACGCTTCTTTAGCATTAACTTCTTTTAGTGATGGTGGTGGTTCTTATTCAAAAGAGTTTAAGACCTATGATAAAAGTGGTACGTCTGTAGGAACGGAAGCTATAGCATCACCAGTTGTGACTTTAAACAGTTCGACAAGTGCAAGCACGTTGCAACCAGTTAATGATGATTTTGTAAAGATAATAAAAAGACCTGCGATCAGACAAAGAACACAGATAAGAATAAAAGATACATTAAAATCTCAATTCAGTAATGGTGGTTTAGAGTTAGGTGCTACAAGAGTACCTACATACAATTTTGGATTTTTTATAGAAAACTGGACTATAGCAGACAACACAAAGGCGTTTGGTGTAGAATCTACAACAAAAGATACAACTGGTGTACAACCAATTATATATGGAATTACACCGTATGCAGGATCAAGGTCTGCGATAACTATTGGTAGTACCTCATCTAATACAGTTATCTTAACCTCTACTACTGCAAATATAGGAAGTACCGTAGAGCCTTTGACGTTTTCATTTGCTAACTACGCAGATGACCCTGACAATGCAGGTAATCTTTCTTATCAATATAAGTTTAGAATCAAGGTTACACCAACATCAGGTGGTGCAAAATATTATGATTTAGACAATCAACAATGGGTAAGTTCTGCTACTGATGG